TTCATACATGGCCTGTTGGGCCGGATCCATTTGTGTGGTTTGCTTTCCTGTTTTAGGATCAAAGGCTTGCTTTGCTGCTGCAGCTGACCCTAGAACTGTTGCTAATGTAGTAAAAAATGCCATATCAAAACCTGTAATTATCCTTTATTGTAAACATTTTATGATTAAATTTCATTATCTAATCGCCTTTTCCATACTCAATAATACTTAAATACAAATCAATGTTTGCATGATTAACTTGTGCTTTTATGATTTCGCCTTGTTGCAAAATAATTCCTGCATTGGTTTGTAATTCTTCGGTAGCGTGTGCCGCTATGTTTTTTTGTTTATAGATAAAAAACTCATTAGAGCTGGTATCTGTTATAGATACATCTAAATTGGTTTGTTGATTGCCATGGTCACAAGCTAAAAAACCCTTGATGATTGCAAAATCAAAATCGCCACCGCTAGGTGCTGTATAGATGGTTTGCTGTGTAGTAGCTGTAAAAGAATACTTAATATTGGTTGCTCTTTGAATGTACTGTCTTTGTGCGGATAGATCCATTATCTTCTACCTCTATTGCGTACATCTAATCTAATTTTTCCTACTTGGAAATCTTGTGTGGTACTGCCTGTGACTGTCAATGAGACTTGTCTTGCAGTAAACCTCGCATCTGTGTAGCCATCAGTTTCAAAAGTAAATGATCCAAAGTCCGTTTCAGGGCCTAGTGGAGTAAATCTACCTTTGAAACTAAGGGTGACACCTGGAAGTGTATTAGCTTCTTCGTCTGGAAGTATTTGATTGCATTGCACATAATTATCACCATTGCCTATTTCGATAGGCCCAGAGGTGGCATATGGTACAGCATCGCCTAAATTCGGTGAGTTACCTAATAGTGTTGATTCGTGTTGATAAATAAATCCAGCATTATCTGCTGAAGTTGGGAAATCAAAGACACCTTGGTCAACCCAACAACCTCTGTCTAGCTCACCAATAGACCAAACATTTTCGCCATAGTTCCATATAACGTATTTGTTAGGTGCGTATTGATTATCACCGCTAGGAAAACCCCACCATAATTCATTGAAGTTAGAGTTATGACCGCCCCAACAAGCCTGTCTACCTGGTACATTAAGTTGATCGTAAACGTAATCATGCACTTCGCATGGTATTTCTCTAACAGTACCATCGTACACAAAGAAAGAGTTTTCACCCATCCATGTTAAGAAGTTACCAGTTGTAACAATGGATCTTCTGCTGACTGTTTTACAGTTAGTACCTGCATCTGCAATACCATAAACAAATGGTGAACCAGCGTAAAACATTCTGCTTATACCAGTATCACTAAAAATGATAATGTCATTGCCATGTGAGGCTGCCATGATTGCTCTACCACCTGTAGGTATTTGCAAATCACCTGCGGTGTTTGTAGCTTTAGATGTCCAGTTAGTGTTGTCTTCTCTGTCTGACCATGAGATTTTTCTTGGATCTCCACCTGAACCAATAGCCACCAAATGTCTTTCATTGGTTACTATGATTGCTTGACATCCTGTGGGTGCGTTGGTTACGACTGTACCTATGGTATCGGCTGTACCGCCTGAGTTTGGTCGCCATTTATAGATTTTGCCATCAACGGAAAAACAAAAGATTAAGTGTTCTCCCCAATTGTCAAAAGAAAAATGACCTGATTTTAAAGGCAATCCTGATTGTGAACGAGCATCACCATAATCTTCTACATTGTAATGGTATGCACCATAACCTAGTGGATCAGCACTTGCATCATTAACAAAACCTGATGGCGTAATATCAGTCCAGGTATTTTTGTATAAAACGTAAACTTTTTCTCTTGTACCAACTGCTAATATAGGTTGACCTAAATTATCGTTATAGGCGTACATCCCAATGGGTGCACCTGTTAATGCTGTGCTTCTAAGTTTTGTCCAACCACCAATAGGTTTTAAATATCCGTTTTCAAAACGAACTAAATTTCCATCAACCCAACGGCCTTTGTTAGCATAATCAGTTCCATTTTTGACTATACCCGCAGGAGGTGTGATTGGAAATAATGCCATTCAATTAAGCAACTAATTGTTTTGTTTCACTTGTTGGATTGATTTCGTCTGCAATTTTTGAGTCAAGACCATCTTTTAAAGATTGTACTTGTTCTTCACCCATTACATCTTCAACCCAGCCTTGTACTTGAGCAGCAGTTACGCTGTCAAAGTCTGTGAAATCAGAAAGATCAGATGTGTCTAATGATTGTGTTCCATAAACACTTGCTGTGTAAGGATTACCCTCTGGATCTACTTCAGTATCAGTAGCGTTTATTCGCCAATGCACGTTATAGATTACATTAGTGTGATCTTCGTCAGTAGGATATACATCTACTGTGTTTACATTCCATTCATATGATATTGCCATTTTAAGCTCCTTTTAATTCTGCTACATCGGCTTGTAGCTGTTCTATTATTTCTTGCTGTTCAATCATTGCTTTAGCAAGTAATGGAACAAGTTTTGATTGGTCAATGCCTTGGTATTTAGGCTCACCTGCTTTTTCGTGACCTTCAGGATAAACTTCGTCTTTATCACCACCTACAGATTCTGGTACAACTTCTTGTGTTTCGTGAGCAATAAAGCCATCAATAACAGTATTCGTTGAGTCTTTAATCCAGTTAAATCTTACTGGTTTGAGTTCTTTTAATCTTGGAATAGCATCCCAATCATAAGTTACATTTTCTTTTAATCTGTAATCTGATGAGGTTTGATATTCTACACTATTAGCAAGCACTCGTATTCTTCCAGAGTCTGTGCCTTGCTGTCTAAAATCTATTAAATAAGTAGATTCTGACGCGTTGGTATTATTGAATATTAAAGCTTCATTGCTACCAGAAAAATCAAAGACCTGTGTGCCTCTACCATCATTGCCAAAAGACCAACCCACAACTGTAGAATCTGTAACAGCTTTTTTTACAAAAACATTTTCATTTGTATCAATCGTTAATGCGTTAGATGTAGCATTATCGTCAATACCAGTTGAAGTAAAGCCAGTAATTTTATCACCAGAAGTAAGAACAATATCAGATCCGCTTGTGCTGTTACCAGCAGTTAAAACCTGAGTTAATGTACTTGCACCGCTTGATTGTGAATCAACGTATGCTTTAACAGATTGTTGTGTTGGTATTAAAGTTGCTGAATTAGAAGCCATGTTGTCTTCGTCAACCCAACCAGTTACATTAATTGTGCCATCATTTAAACTGCCAAATGTTAGAGCTGTAATGGTGGTTGCAGCAATTGTTCCGCCTTCTACTTTATTACCGCTAATTTGATTGTCAGCTAGAGTTAAAGTTCCAGCAGATACGTCAAGTGTTTTGCCAGAACCAACAGTAACATTGGAAGTTGCAATGGTAGATCCATCAATTGTTCCGCCATTAATGTCTGCACTTGTGGCTGTTAAACTTGTAATGGTGATGGCGGCTATAGTGCCACCCTCAACCTTATCGCCTGATATTTGGTTATCAGCTAAAGTTAAAGTACCAGATGCAACATTTAAGGTTTTACCAGACCCAACTTTAAGGCCCACACTTGTTCCTGTGCCATTGGCTGTAAAAATGCCATCTAAAGAATCAAGATCTGTATTTATTTTTGTACCCCAGGTATCGGTGGATGCACCAACCTCGGGTTTGGTTAAGTTTAAATTAGTAGTAAATGTATCTGCCATAATGTGTTAGTGTTTTTAAGTTTAATTATAAACAATATAATTAACCTTCGTATAATTATTTACGCAAATGTTTAATTAAGCGTTTTCTAGTGCCTCTAATCTTGCTGTCAATTCTGTGATTGTATCTTGCTGTTCTTTCATTCCTGCAACAAGGTGAACTACTAATTTACTGTAATCCATTTGGTACATCTCTTCTTCAGAACCTGATACTGCATTTGGTACTAGCCCTTTTACTTCTTGAGCTATTAAACCTTCATCAGCTTTACCATCGGTTTTCCAGTTGTAAGCTACTGGATTAAGTTCGTTAATAACTTCTAATCCTCTAGCTTTACCCGTTACATCTTTGAGTCTTGCGTCTGAAGAGGTGTCGTAGAAAGTTGCAGAACCGCTAGTTCTTATACCACCCACATTACCATTAGAATTATGAAATCTCATGCAAGTTGTATTACCTGAACCGCTAGTATTACCAATACGAATACCACCTCTGCCACCATTTGCATTTGCAACAGTCATAAAATCGTCAGTAGGCCCACCTAAAGTTGTTGTAGTCCCCACCAACAAGTTGCCAGAGCTATCGATTCTCATGCGTTCGTTGCTAGACGTGTGTAGTCGCATAGAGTTATCGCTGTGGTCATAACGAATAACGCCAATGTCCTGCGAATCGCTGTCGCCTAATGCAATGATACTTGCACTCGCATTACCAGCATTAATTGCTATGCCTGCATTACTTGCAGATGTAGCAGCCATTAGGTAAGTGGTTGAGATGGCTGGCGGTGTTCCTCCGTCAGTAACATGGAACTTTGTCGCTGGCGAAGTCGTTCCGATACCCACGTTTCCATTGCCATTAACGACTAAACGTGAAGTTCCAGAACTTACACCAATTGTTGCACCTGTTCTAAATTCTAAATTACCATTTATATTTACTATGGCATTAGTCCTAGTTGAATCTTTAAAGAATAATCTTGAAGATGCGGACGAATTAGACGTGTCTTGATTTAATATTATTCCAGCAATCCCACCTGTAGTTACATCTAATGTAGTGTCTGGCGAACTCGTTCCGATACCTAATCGTCCAGAGCTATCTATGCGGAGTCTTTCGCTTCCTGATGTAGCTAACCTCATATAGTTATTACTATGGCTATATTCTATATATCCAGCATAGGGTGCAGAACCAGTTGTGCCATCTGCAAAGTAGATATTTCCATCTGTTGTGGCACTAGAGTAGATAGTCATTCCAGCTTCTGCTGCACCGCCACCAATTACTAAATTATTTGCTCCTGCATATAAGGAACTTGGCGAAGTTGTTCCGATGCCTAATCGTCCTGAACTGTCAATGCGAAGGCGTTCTGTTCCAGCAGTACTAAATTTAAAAGCACCTGATGAATGTTGAGCATCAAGTTCAACACCAGCATTTGAATCAATATTAGAAAAT